CACCAGAAGGCACTGGTGTCGTTTGCCCATGGCGAGCGGATGGATGACGATGCGTTTGAGCAGCTGCTGGCGGCCGCAGCAGGGCACTACGGACTGGGCCACAGCAGCTGGGATGAGCGGGTGCAGTGGGGCCGTGCCCACCTGGATCAGATGGAGGCGATCGTCCGCCAGCCGCTGGACCGCTCTGATCTGTGGCGAGCAGCGTCTGACCCGTGGCAGTACCTGCAGTGCTGCAAGGCCATTGCTGACTTCCTGGCGGATGACAGCAAGCCGTGTGGGTGCCCGGTGCGGTTTGACCAGACCTGCAGCGGAATGGGAATCATCGCGGCGCTGACCCGTGATGAGGGCCTGGCGAGGCACACCAACATGATCGGCAGCACCCGCCGTGATCTGTACGCCCACATGGCGGAGGTGCTGCTGAGTCACCTGCGGATGGATCTGGATTCGTTCGATTTCTCCGCCCAGAGGCAGGCTGAGTTCTGGCTGAAGAAACCGATCGACCGCTCACTGACCAAGGCACCGACCATGACGGTGGTCTATGGGGCGAAGTTCTTCTCCCTGGTGGACTACCTGCAGAGCTGGCTGCAGGAGGAGAACCCTGATGTGCCGGTGGCGCAGTGGCAGTGGCAGTACACCCGCCCTGCCAACTACATGGCCAAGAAGCTGGGTGAGGTGATCAAGGCTGAGCTGCGCAGCTGCGTGGAGCTGGAGGCCTGGCTGCGGAAGGTCAGCATGACCTGCATCAAGGAGCAGCAGACGGTGCGGTGGACCAGCCCGATGGGGTTCCCGCTGGCCTTTGGGAACCTGCTTGAGGAGCAGGAGAAGACAAGCACCGCCATCCACGGTGCACGCCGCTGGAAGCGCCATGACACCGACGTGGCACCGGGTGAGCTCAGCGCCCGGAACACCAACCGCGGGATCACGGCCAACACCATCCACGTGTTCGATGCGGCGCTGGTCCACGCAGTGGTTCTCGCCTGTGGGAAGGTTCGAGCACCGGTGCTGACGAACCACGACTGCTTCGCCACGGTGCCGTCCAGGGCGAGCTGGCTGCACCAGACGCTGCTGGGTGAGCTGCGGTCGCTGTATCTGGTGGACTGGCTGCCTGCGATGCGGCAGGAAGTCAGTCGCAATGCCCGTGTTCAGCTGCCGCATCCACCGCGAGTTGGGGATCTGTGCGAGGGGCAGATCGGCCAAAACCCTTACGTGTTCTGCTGATCCAGCACTGCGTCTCATACGGGCTCCTAGGAGTGCTTGCCTGCTGCACCTAGGTGCCGTATGGTCCCGATGCAATGCACATCTGCATCTCATGCCACGCGAGCTGATCGTCTCTCCTAGGGGGGAGGCGTTGTGGGCCAAGGTCCTGGGCGAAGCTGCCGAGGGGTACGAGGACGGTGACCCCAGGGCCTGGTCGATCTCCCTGCTGCTGGACCCCAGCGACCCGGAGACCATCACGTTCATCGAACGCCTCGAGGCTCAGTTCGAGGCCATGCACGGCAAGGGGGTGAAGGTGGCTGCCAACGGCTGGCCGTTTGGCGATGAGACCACCAAGGATGAGAAAGGCCGGCCGGTGCCCACCGGCAAGGTGAAGTTCAACTTCAAGCGCAAGGAGTTCACCGCCAAGGGTCACGCCAAGCCCGCGCCGGTGGTGGTCGATGCCAAGAAGAAGGCATGGCCCCAGGACATGCTGATCGGCAACGGCAGCAAGGTGAAGGTTGCCTTCTCCCCCTGGTCGTGGTCTGGCCCCAGCGGCAAGGGGATGAGCCTTGAGCTCGAGTCTGTTCAGGTGCTGGACCTGGTGCCGTTCGATAAGCCGGCTGCCACCGATGCCTTCGAGGAGGAGGACGGCTTTGAGGTGATCACTCCTGAGAGTGAGACCCCGTTCCTTGCTGAGCCCGAGCCGCAGGGCTTCTCCGCTCAGCTCAAGGCACGTGCTGCCCAGGTGATGGCTGAAGCCAAGGACCTGGAAGAGGACGTTCCCTTCTGATGGAGAGCGCTGAGTTCCTGTTCCGTGTGCCCCTGATGTCCAAGGCTCGGCCGCGGTCATCACCCAGGGGCGGCAGGCCATACATGCCAGCCACCTACGTGAACTGGAAGGCTGCGCTCAGAGGGCTGATGGGTGAGTGGTGGACCCTGCCGCCGCGGTCCCATGTTCCAGTCCTGGTGCTCACCTTCAGCGGTCCTGCCCGCGGCGACCTGGACAACCTTGCCGGCGCTGTTCTGGACGCTGGCAACGGGCTGCTCTGGGTCGATGACCGGGTGTCTGTCGTCAATTCCATGGTCCTGAAGTTCGCCAAAGCGAAGCCGAAGGACTCATCGATCTACATGAAAATCTTCTGGGAGGAAGAATGAACTGCCCACACTGCGGCCACCCTGAATCACGGGTGACCGAGACCCGTTCCACCGACAACTTCGACCGCCGCATCCGGCTGTGCCGTGGTTGCGCCAAGACTTTTCAGACGCTTGAGCGTGTGGCGGTCCATGCCGGCAGAGCGGTTGGCTACATCGAGGTGGATTCCTCAGCTGGTCAGCTTGGCGATCCTCCTGAGGACCCGGAGCCAATCGCCGCGGCCAAGCGTGCAGCGGCTGACTTCCACCCGGTGACCGTTGGCCCTGAACTGAACGATGTCATCGAGGACGCCAGGCCGCTGCTGGTGGAGTGGTGGAACGAGAGCAGGCGCAGCAAGCACCGCAGGCAAGCCACCTGGACCAGGAAGGCCTGGCTGATGACGGTGGAACGTGTCGCAGCACTGCCTGACTGGCAGCAGCTGGCGCTGGCTCAGGCCGGTGTTGAGCACGGCTGGCAGACGCTCAAGCCTGAGTACATCAAGGACATCCAGCCCCCTGTTGAGGCAGGTCTGGTGCCCAAGAACCAAGCGATGCAGGAGGCGATTTCGCGGTGGAATCTCCAGGGCGCGTGACGATCGAGACGTTCTTGGCGGTGGCCGAGATGATCGCAGCACAGCTGCGGATCAAGGAAGCCGATCGCTGGACGCCAACGATCTGTCAGCTGAAGTACGTGAGCTTCTCGGCGGAGTTCCCCGAGGTGAGCGACCACCAGCTGGTGTGGGCTGCTGAGCAGTGGTTGCAGACCACTGGTGGGAAGGATTTCCTGAGGTATCCCACCTGGAAGGAGCTGATGGTCCCGCTGTATCGCAGCGAGAACGGGCTGGCGAATCGCAGCTGGGGGTTCCGCGACTCCCTGCCAGCGATGTTCCAGCCCACGGCAGAGCAGCTGCAGATGCTGCCGCAGCGTGCGGAGTCGATCACGGCCAGCCCTGATCCGCACAACTGTGCTGCCTATCTGCCCTTCACCAGCGATGGCCACCCCGTCCTGCCACCTGCGCATGACGAGGGCCCTGGTCTGACGCCAGAGAAGTGGGCCGACTATCTCAACTTCCTGGCCGAGGAGGAGATGCGGTGCAACGGCTGATCAGCAACCTTGAGCTGCGGGAGATCCTCGAGCGTGGGCTGGCCACTGGCCTGTGGTCGATCAACCAGTTCAACAAGAACGCTCAGGACCCGACGCTACCCAGCAAGGAATTCCTGGAATCTCATCCGAAGTTCCTGGACATGAACTTCAGGGACATGGATGCGTTCAAGAAGTCCGGTCACCGGATCCGCTTTTGAGCTGGTCGCAGTTCCGCAAGGGTCAACCTGTCAGGTTCTACACGGCTGATGGGTGGAAGAAAGGCACGATTGCCACCGTGTATCCCAACAGCTGCAGCGTTCTGTGGAGCGTGGGCAGCACCCAGAAAACAACGAGGGTTTATGACCATCGGAACATCAAACCTCAGTGAGGACAGGCACCTGGACATTGAGGTCGGCGCCATTAAGCGTCTGATCCTGGACGGGATGGAGCGCTACAACGAGGCAATCAAATCCGGCTACAAGTACGGCGAGGCCTACAACGACGGCTACATCCGTGCCCTGCGCCATGTTCTTGAGCTGGAGAACGAGTGATGGGACGCGTTGAACCCAGCTATCTGATTCCGCCATCCATGGAGGGCGCTGAACCCTACCTGGGCGAAGGCATCAGCCGGCCACTGCCTGGTGAGCGAACCAAGCTGTTCAACCTGCTGGTGACGGTTGAGGGCACCACGCCCATGCGAACCAGCATCCGTGCTGCCACTGCTTCCAAGGCCAAGCTCTACGCCAAGAACCGTTGGCCCAACTCCAACGCCATCATCATCAAATGACCATGCTCGACGACCTGATGACCCTCTACTGGTCGCTGGGGGAATACTCCATTGACGACCGGCGGCGCATGAAGACTGTGGTGTATGAGATCAGCCAGCGTGTCCGCACCTGGGCACCGGATCCTGGCCAGGCCAAGATCTGCCACCTGGCCATCAATGAAGTGGCTGACCGTCTCATCCGCGAGTGTGAGCAGGATGATTGACCGCAAGAGTGAGCAGCGCCGCCAAGAGTATCTCGACTGGCTGTATGAGCAGTCCGGCCGCACCTGCTGCACCTACACGGGCCTGTACCAGGAACGGCTGAAGGAGCTGGTTGAGCGCGACATGCAGGAGGCCGGGCTGTGAAAGCGCTGATTGATGCGGAGTATTACCTCTACCGCTGCGCGGCAGGGGCTGAGTTTGAGGCCGAATGGGCGCCGAATGACTGGACCTACTTCTGCCGGCACGGGGAAGCGCAGGCCAGCTTCCAGGACCAGTTGGCTGAGTTCATGGACCAGCTGCCCAACTTCGATGCGGTGCTGGTCTTCAGTGAGGGTTCAAGCTTCCGGCACTCTCTCTGGCCGGCGTACAAGGCCAACAGGAAGAAGTACCGCAAGCCAGCTGGTTACGGCCGGCTGATCGAGTGGGTGAAGACCGTGGCACCTGGCCGCGGCTGGGCCATCGCAACGCTGCCTGAGGTTGAAGGCGATGACGTGCTGGGGATCCTTTGCGATCCCGGTGATGTGATCGTCAGCCAGGACAAGGACATGCTCACCCTCCCAGGCCTTCACCTGCGGGAGGAGGGGTTGATTGAGGTGAGCCGCCGTGATGCGGACATGGCCTTTTACTCACAGGCTCTGACCGGTGATGCAGCGGACAACTACCCCGGCTGCCCGAAGTACGGCCCGGTGACAGCGCGCAAGCTGTTGGCGGACTGTGACGACGAGGCCGACATGTGGTCTGCGGTGCGGCGTGCTTACGAGAAGGCCGGCTTCGATGAGCGCTATGCCATCACTCAAGCCCGCTGTGCTCGTATCCTCCGGCCAGGGGAGTACGACCATGAGCGGGGCATTCCGCTGCTGTGGAAGCCACCGGTAACCTGATGGTGTGATGCACCTGTGTGGTGGTTCCTCTCCCGCGTCTATCCGAACAGCTGGTTGCGGCTCTGGCGGCTCAGTTCCCAGAGCGTTCCGCTGAGCTGAATTGGAATGAGAAGGAGGTCTGGTTCTACGCCGGACAGGTGTCAGTTGTTCGCTGGCTTGCGTTGAAGCTGGAGGAACAGGAGGAGGGCTTGTTCAACTTGGAGGACGGCTGATGTGCATGGGAGGCGGCCAGGCAGCCACGATCACCATGCCTGACACCGGTGCTTACGACCGGCTGGGGCAGGGGCAGATCGACGCGATGAAGTCGGTCATGGAAAGCGGCACCCAGATGAAGCAGCAGCAGCTGAACGCAGCGACGCTGGCGCAGCAGAAGGTGATGACCGACCTGCGTGATCTGCGGCCGCGCTGATCGGTGTGCCGCCACCGGAGAAGGCGTCAGAGGCTCCTGTGGTGGGCCGGAACCGGGGCACGCTCACATCAAAGGGCAAGGGTGCTCTGCGGATTGAGCGAGCTGTTGCATCGTCTTCTGGCCAGGGTGCTGGCCTCAACATCACCTAGGAGAACCGGCCATGTGTTTCGCACAACCCAAGGCACCAAACATCGTCTACCAGGGCCCGAGTGAAGCTGAGATCGAGGCGAACCGTGCCTCGCTGGAGCAGTACCGCTCGCAGATGGGACAGCAGCAGGCGGACTTCCAGAAGCAGCTGCAGGCTCAGATTGACGCAGCGAACACTGAGACCGACAGGATCAAGCAGCAGTACGAGGCGGATGCCGCTGCCGCTGCTGCTGCAGCCGCTGCCCAGCAGACCGGTAGCTATGCGGTGACTGCATCACAGACCGCACCGGTCAATGCTCAGACCACTGCGGCCACACCCAAGAAGGAGAAGCCTAAGAGCACTCTCAAGATCAACACTGGCGGTGTGGCTGCATCGGCTGGCTCTGGTCTCAACATCGGGGTCTGAGCCATGTGTGCAGGCAACCAACGACGCAAGGCTGAACATGAAGCCGCCAAGCGGCAGCGTGAGGCTGATGCTGTCGCCGCTCAGCGGCAGGCTGAAATGAACCGCCTTGCGGCTGAACGGCAAGCCACGGCTGCAACGCAGCAGGCACAGCTTCGGCAGATGCAGGAACAGGCTGCAGCGGAGCAGGGATTGCAGCAGGCAGAGGTGGATCGACTGCGAGCGCAGCAGCAGGAACGCCTGGCGGGCCTTCAGTCCATGGGCACTGCGATGTCGCAATCGCTGCGGATCCTGGGGCAGGCCGGTGGTCAGCAGGCACCGACTGCAGCGGTGGCACCACGCCAGAAGGCGCAAGCCGGTGCCAGGTCAACAACTGCATCCCTGCGGATGGGTGCAACAGGTCAGGGCACCGGCTCTGGCGCCAACGTCGCGGTGTAACTCATGGCCACAGCAGAAGCTCGCTACCGCGCCCTCCAGCCGGACCGCGACAACTACCTCAGCCGGGCGCGGTCATCGTCACGGTTGACGGTGCCGTACCTGATCCCCTCCAGCAACGAGCCGGTGCGGGAGAACAACGAAACCTTTGTGCTGCCCTGGAATGGCATCGGTGCCAGGGGTGTTCACAACCTGGCCAGCCGGTTGCTGCTTGCCCTGCTGCCGCCTACTGAATCCTTCTTCCGCTTCACGGTGGATGAAGTGGCGATGCAGAAGCAAGAGATGCAGATGGCCAAGCAGGGGATGGCCGAGGATCAGATCGCTCAGATGAAGTCTGAGATCGAGCTGGCCCTGAACCGTCTTGAGCTGTCAGTGCTGCGCAGCATCGAGACCAGCAATGACCGGGTGGCAGTTCATGAAGCCCTGGTGCACCTGATCGTTGCTGGCAACTGCCTGCTCTACGTGAGCGAGGAAGGTCTGAAGTGCTTCCACCTGAACCGCTACACCCTGCTGCGGGACCCGATGGGCAACCCGGTTGAGGCGGTGGTGTGCGAGGAGATCAGCTATGAGGCGCTGCCTGATTCCATCCGCAAGGTGATGGAAGAGGAGGACCAGGAGCTCAAGGGCATCATCGACGGTGAAGTGCCGATCCCTCGTTACGACAAGGCTGTCCGCATCTACACCCACATCGTTTGGGAAGGGAAGAAGGTCCGCTGGCACCAGGAGATCAAGGGCAAGGAGATCGAGGGCACACACGGCACTGCATCAGCTGAGGCATCGCCCTGGCTGCCGCTGCGCATGATCCGCGTGGATGGCAGCAGCTATGGCCCTGGCTATGTGGAGTCGGCTTGCATCGCTGACCTGCAGACCGCTGAAGCGCTCAGTCAGGCCATGGCTGAGGGTGCGCTGGTGTCGGCCCAGGTGAAGCACTTGGTCAAGCCAAGTGGTGTCACCAATGCCAAGCAGCTGGCTGAAGCACCGAACGGTGCCTACCTGCCTGGCAACCCAGATGATGTCTTCACCATCCAGGTGCAGAAGGGTGGCGATCTGAACGTGGCGATGTCCGCTCTGCAGCGGATTGAGGCGCGTCTGGCTCAGGCCTTCATGCTCGCTGACATGCGTGATGCTGAGCGTGTCACGGCTGAGGAAGTCAGGCTTCAGGCCCTGCAGCTGGAGAACAGCCTGGGGTCGATCTATGCCGTGTTGACGGTCGAGTTCCAGAGCAAGTACATCGCCCGCAAGCTCGAGCTGTTCACCCGCAGCGGTGGGATGACCCAGCTGCCGGAGGGTCTGGTGAAGCCGATGGTCAGCGTTGGCCTGGCTGCTGTTGGCCGTGGCAACGACCTGGAGAAGACCGCTCGCTTCATGCAGATCCTGCAGCAGACGATCGGCCCTGAAGGGATTGCCCAGTACGTGATCCCAACCGAGCTGATCCGCCGCCTGGCCAGCTCGATGGGCATCAGCCCGTTGGGCCTGGTGAAGACCGAGCAGCAGCTTGCTGCAGAAGCGCAGCAGGCCCAGCAGCAAGCGATGGCCCAGCAAGCCATGGCAGCTGGGATGGCTGACCCTCAGAAGTTGGCCAATGCTGCCGCCACCTCTCAGCAGATGGCGATGGCACAACAGCAACCCACTGATCAACCACCTGAGCAACCCACTGCATGACCGAATCCAATCTCGTTCTCAGCCAACCCGAAGCCGAAGCAACGGGGATGGTGGCTCCTGGCCAGGAGTCACTGCTTGATGAGTTTGTTGCCGAGCAGGAACAGGAAGAGCAGCAGCGGATCCTTGGCAAGTTCAACTCACCCGAGGAGCTGGCCAAGGCGTACCAGGAGCTGGAGAGAAAGCTGGGTCAGGGTGCTCAACCCAACCCAGCCAGTGAAGACGCTCCTCCCTCTCAGGGTTACACAGCTGAGCAGGCTGTCGAGATCTACGGCCAGGAAGCCGTTGAAGCTGTGGCCGGCAAGGGCCTGAACCTGGCTGAAGTGATGTGGCAGGCCGATCAAGGCCAAGACATCAGCAGCCACTACGACACCCTCGCTGAGGCGTTCAATGTCCCCCGGCAGCTGGTGGAGGCCTATGTCACCAAGACTCAAGCTCCTCCTGCTGCAGCAGCTGATAGCCCTGTTCTGTCTGCCGCAGATGCCACTGAGCTCAAGGCCATGGTTGGCGGCGATGAAGGATTCCAGCAGCTGAGTGCCTGGGCGCAGCAGAACCTTGAGTCTGCTGAGCTGGCTGACTACAACGCCGTGGTGGACAGCGGCAACAAGCAAGCGATCAGCTGGGCGCTCAAGGCCATCCAGGCCAAGGCATCAGCCACGGCAGCACCAGCTGAACCGAAGCTGATCAGTGGTGGGCGACCACCTGCGGTGGAGAAGTTCGAGTCGAAGCAGCAGGTGCTCGATGCGATGAGCAAGCGCAACGACAAGGGGCAGAAGCTCTACGACGTGGATGACGCCTACCGGCAGAAGGTCCGTGAACTCCTCGCCAGGAGTGATGTGTTCTAGTACCTTCAGAGCAGGGAATACTCCTCACCCCTGCAACTGACGGGCCCCTGCGGGGATAACCCGAGCTGGTGAAGGCGGAAGTGAGACCCGATCACTTCTCTTTACAGACTCATGGCTACACCTCCTGATGCAGCTCTGCAGCGGATCGGCCAGATTAAGGGCGACGCCGCAACGTGGGGCCCCGGTGCTGCTGGTCTTGACAAGGACCGTGCACTGTTCCTGAAGCTGGGCGCTGCTGAAGTGCTCACTGCTTTTGAGGAGGCTTGCATCTTCAAGGGCAAGACCCGCGAGCGGAACATCCGCGGTGGTAAGAGCGTTGCCTTCCCGATCACGGGCAAGATGGCGGCTCGCTACCACAAGCCGGGCACACCGATTCTGGGCGAGGGCAATGATCCTTCGGACCTGAACGAGCGTGTGATCAACCTCGATGCTCTGATGATCGCTGATGCGGCCATCCCTGACATCGACGAGCTGATGGCGTACTACGACGTGCGTTCCATCTACACCACTGAGCTTGGCCGTGCTCTGGCTTATGAGTACGACAAGCGCGTGGCTCGGATGATCTACGCCGCTGCTGCCACCACCACTGAGCCCCTGGCCAAGGACGGCACCGCCAAGCCCAAGGGCCCTGCCAACAACACTGGCCGGGTTGGTAAGACCATCACTCTGGGCACCGGTTACACCGGGGCTGGCGCCACCCGTCAGGCCAAGGGTGATGCCCTGGTGGAGGCCATCTTCGATGCGCGCATTGCGCTTGAGAAGAAGGATGTGGGTATTGATGGTGTCGTGGCTGTCTTCACCCCTGAGGACTACTACGCCATCACGATGTCCAGCCGTGCCATTAACACCGACTTCAACGGTGGCAATGGTTCCAACGGCACCATCGCTCAAGGCACCACGATGCGCGTGGCTGGCATCCCCATCTACGCCAGCAACCACCTGCAGCAGCCTGCTTACGCCCTGGTGGCCGGTGACTACAACGCCGACTACGCCCAGGACCTGAGCAAGTGCCATGGCCTCATCTTCAACAAGGATGCGGTCGGCGTGCTGACTCTGATGAGCCCCTCTCTCCAGATGACTTCTGGGGATTGGAACATCGAGTACCAGGCAACCCTGATGGTGGCCAGGCAGGCCATCGGCATGGGGGTCCTGCGTGCTGAGTCGGCTGTGGCCCTGGTCACTCCCTGACCTAGCCTGGGGCAGTCAGAAAGCACGAGGGGGGTCAGCTACGGCTGGCCCCTTTTTTCGTGCCCCCATACGATGAGGGTCGCACCTGTGCACTGGTCTGATGGGCCTGTCGAACCAAGGCAAGACGCCTGGCAGGACCACCCTGCTGGAGGCAGTGAACACGCTGCTGGAGAACATCGGTGAGCAGCCGGTCGATCAGCTGGACAACCAGCAGATCCAGGATGCGCGAGTGGCTGAGCGGACGATCCTTGAGTTCCACCGCGAAGGTCAGGTCCGTGGGTGGAGTTGGAACCGTGAGGAGGCGTACCCGTTTGAGCGGGACACGGCAACCGGTGAAGTGGTGGTGCCGGCCAACGTGGTGAACTTCACGGTGAACCCGTACCAGTGGGATGGGCGGTTCATCGTCAGGGGCCAGCGGGTGTATGACCTGTGGGAACGCAGCTACAAGATCGACCCCACGGTCTGCCCCATCCAGGCTGATGTGGTTTGGCTGCTGCAGTGGGACGAGTCACCGGAGGCGTTCAACCGCTGGACGACGATCCGTGCTGCACGGGTGTTCGCTGCCCGTGTGCTGGGTGATCGAGCTGCGGTGCAGTACACGGCACTGGATGAGCAGTCGGCGCTGACCGAGCTGATGCGTGTTGAGCTGGACCAGGCCAAGCCAAACAGCCTGACCGGTGGCCCCAGCCTCAGGCCGTTCCCCACCTACGTGGCTGGTCGCGGTCTGCTGCGTGGCACGTTTGGAGGCAGGGTCATTGGCTGATCTGGTCTCTTACACGATCCCCTCATTGATCCAGGGGGTCAGCCAGCAGCCGGATGCACAGCGTGATCCCACCCAGGCTGAGATCCAGGTCAATGCGGTCTCTTCGATCGCTGAGGGTCTGAGGAAGCGGGACAGCACGCACACGCTGGCCAGGGTGAGTGCCACACCGTTTGGTGATGCGTTCATCCACACGATCCTGCGGGACAACACCGAGGAGTACCTGGCGGTCATCACCAAGACCGGCATCAGGGTGTTTGACCTGCAGGGCGGTGAGAAGACCGTGAACGCCCCTGGTGGCTACGGCTATCTGGCCAGCGTGACGGATGCACGTCAGCAGGTCAGGGCGCAGTCGATCGCGGACTACACCTTCATCCTCAACACCAATACAGCAGTGGCGATGAACCCTGCTGTGGCACCAGTGACGGCCAGGCCCACGGTGCATGAGGCGCTGGTGTGGGTGAAGGCTGCCAACTATGGGCAGGAGTACAAGGTCAACGTCAACGGCACTGAAGCCAAGGTGACAACCGCTGTGGCACCAGTGGTGAGCAGCGGCACCACCGTGACCGAGAACCGGATCAGCAGTGCTGAGATTGCTGAGCAGCTGAAGACCGGCCTGGCCAGCGTGACAGGTGTGACCGTCACCCGGTCAGGGTCAGTGCTGTGGCTGCAGTCAGCCAACCCGATCACGCTGGCGGCCAGTGATGCCAGGGCCAACGCTGACATCACGGCGATTCTGAGCCAGGTGCAGGCGTTCACCGAGCTGCCCACCATTGCCCCGAAGGGCTATCAGGTGGAGATCACGGGGGATCCGGGCAACAACTTCGACGGGTACTACGTTCAGTTCACGCCGAAGTCTGGGGCCTTTGGTGAGGGCACATGGTCTGAGACGGTGAGCCCTGGTGTGGAGTACAAGCTGGATGGGTCAACGATGCCCCATCTGCTGATCCGGTTGCCGAATGGTCAGTTCTGGTTTGGTCCAGCTGATGGCTCGGCAACGGCTGGCATCACGGTTCCTGCTTGGGGTCAGCGGACAACAGGTGATTACGACACTGCGCCAGACCCTAGCTTTGTTGGCTATCCCATCAATGATGTCTTCATCTACAAGAACCGTCTGGGGTTCCTGGCTGATGAGAATGTCATCCTCAGTCGCGTGCGGGAGTTCTTCGAGTTCTTCCCGGAGACTGTCACAACAGTTCTGGATACTGACCCTATTGATGTTGTTGCTAGCAATAACCGGGTATCCGTTCTCAAGTACGCCGTTCCCTATCAGGATGAGCTGATCCTGTTCAGTGCTCAGTACCAGTTCCGCTTCAATGCAGCGGAGACGGTGCTGACACCACGGACAGCGCAGATCACGGTGCTGACCCAGTTCGAGTCAGACATCAACGTCAGACCCCAGCAGGCGGGCGGCGGGATCATCTTCTGCCAGGTCAACTCGCAGTGGAGTCAGTTCCGTGAGTTCAGTGTCCGCGGTGCGGGAACTGCTCTGACGGCTGATGCGTCTGACCTGACGGGGTATGTCTCGGCCTACATCCCATCCGGGGTGTTCAAGATGACGGTGAACGACACGGGCAATGCCCTGTTCGCCATCAGCGGGAAGGCTGGCCACCAGAAGCGGATCTACACCTACAAGTGGTACTTCCGCAACACGGGCCAGGGCGCTGAGCGTGCCCAGTCCAGCTGGAGCCACTGGGAGTTCAACGGTGTGGACGAGGTGCTGCAGGTGGTCTGTATCCGCGAGACCCTGTACTGCCTGATGCGCTACGGCCAGGAGGTGTACCTGGAGATGGTGCCGGTGATGGACCGGATGGCATCAACCAGCGGGGTTGGTTATCCGCTGCTGCTGGACCGACGGGTGAGCACCACCACGGCGACACCGGTTGCGATGCGGATGGCCAAGGGTGTCTACGACCCTGTGACCAACAAGACCACGTTCACCTTGCCGTATGGGGTGAAGGCCAAGACCGAGTTGTGGAGTGGTCTCCCTGCAGGCACCGGCCTTTATGGCCTGAACAGTGCAGGCGTCCGCCTGGGCGAAGCCACCAGCGGGAACACCATCGTGGCTCGGGGGGACTGGTCAGCGGCTGAGGTCTACGCCGGTGAGCCGTATGAGTTCAGGTATCGCTTCACGCGGTTCAAGGTGATGCGTGAGATCGGTGGCGGGAAGGCTGCGGCCAATGCCATCCGCACCCAGGTGAGGCAGGCCAAGCTCCGCTATCACGAGACCGGGTATTTCGATGTGCATGTACTGCCAGAGCATCGCAGTGAATGTCTGTACCGGTTTGATGGCACTGTCAGCGGTGTGCGTGACGCCAGGATCGGGTCGCCGGATCTGGTTGATTCCACCGAGCCGCAGTACAGCGAGGGGGTGTTCAACATCCCGATCATGAGCCGTGGTGAGCGGTGTGTGGTGGAGCTTCGCAACAGCACCCCACACCCTTGCAAGTTCAGCACTTGCGAGTGGGTGGGTTTGACAGCAGGCAAAGCGAGGTCGATGCAATGAGGTGGGCCAGACCAACGGCTGAACGGGTCAGCCACATTGCGCTCAACCTGCGAAGTGACGACAAGACGGAGGTTTGGCTGAGTCACCACATCCCAGGTGATGAGGCGGTGTTTGAAAGCTGGTTGAGCAGTGAGATTTGCCGGTGCATTGTCACCAGCGATGGCGAGCCGGTTGGTGTGACAGGGGTTTGTGGTGATCGGATCTGGTTGCTTGGCACTGAGGGGTTGACTGCCACCAAGGCGAGGCGTTTGCAGCTGTGCCACCAGGGCCGAGACTGGGTGCAGCATTGCGCCAGCCAAGTGGGGAAGACCATCGGGAATCATGTCTATGCCAAGAACCGAATGTCCGTGAGGTGGTTGCAGTGGTTGGGGTTTGAGGTTGGAGTACCTGAACCGTTTGGGCCAAGTGCTGCATTGTTTCACCCGTTCTGGAGGGCGGTCTGATGATCATTGATCCGATTTCCGCTGGCGTTGGGATCCTTACCGGCGGCCTTGGGATCTTCCAGGGCATTGCCGACAGCAACGCCAAGAAGCAGGACTACCTGAACCAGGCGGCATTCCAGAACGTCAATTCGCAGTTCAACCGATGGCAGGCGGGCATGAATGCCCAAATGCAGAACCTGAACAGTCAGTACGGCTACTGGCGGGACACGGTCAACCACAACCAGCAGCTGGCCTACACGAGTCAGCTCAGGGGGTATGAGTTTGCCAAGGAGCTGGCCCAGGCGCAGCGTGTGGCCGAAGCCCGCACTGGTGCTGGCACGCAGTTCATTGTGTCCTCTGCTGCCATCCAGCAGGCGCTTCAGGAGCGTGGGATGCAGGAGGCTGTGGCAATGCAGCAGTACAGCTATCGGTCGCTGCAGGAGTCAGCGGCGTACCAGGCAGCAGGACAGGAAGGTCAGACGATGGATCGGTATGTGGCCAACTTCTCCCGTCAGGCGGGGGATTACAACGCGTTGATGCAGATGGGTCAGAAGTTCCAGGAACGTCAGTACAGCCGGGATCAGCTGGCAGCGATGACGACCTACCTGAATCAGTACAACAGCCAGCAGTTCTACGAGCGGACGCCATACATGGATCCTGTGGCACCGTTCCCGCCGCTGCCCACGATGGTGATGCCACCGCCACCTTCGATGACAGGTGGTGCGCCTGGCGGCAATGGCTGGCTGACGGTGGGCACCGGGATCCTTGGTGGGGTGAACAGCTTCCTGAGCATGAACTCTCAGATCAACAAAATCAAAGGCTGACCATGGCACGCGACACACAGCTCCCTGTTGGCCAGCTGAACACAGCAGCCAAACCGGTTGATGCGTTCATCTCACCGGTCAATTACCAGGTGGCCCAGCCGGGGCAGCAACCTGCCCAGCTACCTGGGGTGCAGGGCGTCAGTGCGATCAACACCGGTGGCACCACCTATGTGCAGGGTGCCAACAGCTTTGAGGAGCTGTCCAATGCATTGAGGCCATTCAGCAAGGAGCTGATTGAGACAGCGCAGACAGCTGGTTTGCAGTTCGCCCAGTGGCAGATGGCCAAGGGTGAAGCTGAGTTCATGCAGCAGTACCGGACTGCTCAGCTGAAGGTGGATGAATCCACCGAGGTGGGTGAGACCAACTATGCCCAGGGCGCCCGTGCCGTTGGTGCGAAAGACCCCAAGGCCGGGTCATTGATGTGGGGGTTGAACCCATACCGGGAGATTGGGGCGCAGCGTGCTCGCAGCCGCCTGGCGGCGCAGGAGATTGAGTTTGGGATGCCTGCCTACGTCAACTCCCGTAGTGGGGAGATTGACTACACCGCGCCGGACCAGGGCTTTGCAGCACTGAACAAGATCCGGGCTGAGTACGTCGCCCAGGTGACTGGGAAGTTTGGAGTCAATGACTCCTCGCCTGGTTTCCAGAAGTACACGGCTCCTGCTATTGAGAAGGCCAGCGAGAAGGAGGCAACACGAATCCAGGAGGATCGAGTCAAGTATTACGACGAGACGATGCCTCGTCAGCTGACGCAGTTGCTGCGTAACCAGATGAACCTGTCCCGTATGCAGGGAGCATCGGTTGAGCTGGACGGCAAGGTTTATACCAGGGGGAAAGATTCAGAGCAGCTGTACTGGACGGCTGTTGGCATCAAGCTGAACAACATGTCCAGGGATTTCCTGCAGAAGGCAGGGCCTGGTGGCATGGCCAGCAAGTGGGCACGGCAGGCGTATGAAAGCCTCAAGGCTGATGCCAATTACAACGGCGACCAGGCGTTGCACCAGATGATTGGATTGATCCGATCAGGCGAGCCATTGCGCGGTCCTGATGGGAAGCCGACGGTGGGTGCTGACGGGCAACCGGTGTATCTGACCTGGGATCAGCTCTACAGCCAGGACTCGCTGGATTCCAGGATCAAGTACGAGCAGGCTGGTTTTACGGCAAGGCAGAACCAGGTCAAGCAGTTCAGGGATGGGGCTGAGGCCGCGATTGGCAACGCCATTCAGGACATGCCGCCAGGCCCTGATCGGGCTGCTGCTGCTGCTGCTGCCTTGCAGAGATGGGTGGAAGAGGAGACGGCAGCAGGCAGGCCGCCATCGCCTATTGCGATGCAGGCAGCACGCAAGGCATTCAAGGAAGCCAGTGACCTGGCGAGTGAATTGGTCTTTGAGAAGGACGACCCTGGCGCTCCGACGCGATACCTGGCTGGGCTTGGTCAGCTGTATGGGTCTGATTTCAATGCCAAGAATGAGCGAGAGAAGGTTGATGCTCTCGCTGCTGGGATGAAGGACCAGAAGGCTGCCAGGCAGTTTGTTACCCAGGCCTACGGGGAGATCGAGCGCAAGGAGAAGGAAGTGCAGGACATGAGCGGGTATAAATCCACCCGCGACAAGATCATCAATGACAACATCAGTGCCCGCATCCAGCGGAACTACACGGTCATCAACCCAGCAATGGGCAAACCTGACCGGGAGGAGTCAGAACGCCGTCAGCGTCTGGCTTACACCGATCACGTCAACAACCGGATCAAGGAGAAGGAGGCACAGCTGAAGCGCAAGCTGAATGAAACGGAGGTGCGTGCTGTCACCCAGCAGGCGATTGACGAGTACGGCAAGAACGACAAGGAGGCGTTGCAGTACCTGTTCCCTGGCAGCCAGGCGTATCCCAACAGTCCATCAGTGGACCCATACGGGACGATCAAGCCGGTGGACCTGGGCCCTGATGGCAAGCCAAAGCCAGCTGGCCCAGTCCCGAAGGTTTATTCCATCAACCAGTTGGATGACATTCCCAACCGTGCTGTGGAGTTGCGTCAGTACCGAACCAAGCCGGTGATGGCGTTGCAGTCAGTGCGTGATGTGATCTTCAACGCGATTGACGGCAAGGCGCAGAGCGCCAAGTTTGAACGGGCATGGCGTGATGCCGGAGCACCCAATGCGTGGGACTTCATCCAGCGGCAGCTGGAGAAGTACCCCAACTACAAAGGTGGTGACTGGACCCCTGCTGAGGAGAAGAAGGCTCGCCAGCAGCTGTTGTCGATGGGTGGGACGGCCAATGCTGAGGTTGCCCGTGCAGCGATGAGCAAGCAATTCCCGAACATTGCCGCCATTGCCAATCAAGTGGCCTTGACAACGATTGATGCCCTCACGGGCGCTGCTCCAGCCAGTGCCGCCGGTTCACCACGGGTTGCACTCCGCCAGGGCGGGGGAGGCTGGCCTGGTGCTGACACCCCTTTTACGGGTAGTGGTGGCGGTGGCGGGAATGCTGGTGGGTTGCCTGCCCTGATTTCCTCTGGCGAGGGCGGCTGGAACAGCGTGAATTACGGCACCACTGGGTCAGCGGGCACGTTGAACCTGACCGGCATGACCATTGGCCAAGTGGAAGCGATGCAGGCGCGTGGCGAGGTTTTTGCCGTTGGTGCGTACCAGTTCACCCCTCGGGTATTGGCTCGCGCCAGGCGTGATGCGGGGTTGCCAGCCAATGCCCCGATGTCACCAGAAAACCAGACCCGGATGTTCTGGGGCCTGGCGACGGGCGGGAAGCGCCCTGCCCTGGCTGCTTACCTCAAGGGTGAAAGCAATGACCTGAACGCAGCGCACGAGGACCTGGCGGCTGAATGGGCAGCAGTCCAGAGGCCAAATGGTCGTGGGCGGTATGACGGCGACAAGGGAGGCAACCGTGCGTCAATCAAGGCAGCACGGGTCAGGCAGGCGTTGATTGAAGCCCGGAGGCAACGGCTGGGCAGATAACTACACCCCCGGACAACACCAACGCAGTGCGTTGGAATGAGGGGACGTATTGAGTAGATGGGATGACCCCTGAGCAGCGGCGGAATCGGCGTGGGTTGAGCGCCAGTGAATCCAGCCCTGCAGTGGCTGAAGCCACCACCAAGCCTTCTGGTGGCAGCAAGGCACCGCCCAAGGCAGCACCGGCCAGGCCGTGGTGGTGGTATGTCACACCTGCTGGTCTGGCCAATGAGGCGAAGTATCGGCAGCAGCAGATCCAGCGCATCAACAAGGGCACCCGGTACATGGGTCGGGTCGGCGTGTTGCCGATCTACATGGATGCCAAGGGAGCACTTGGGACATCTACACCCTCGCAGCGGGACATCATCAGGGGCGCAGCACAGGTGCCGCTTGATGCAGCCAAGTTGGCGGTCAACACGGGTCAGCGCTTTGCAAGTGGCGGCAAGGCTGCAGATCCGGCCAGCAGCCCTGTAGGGCGTGCCATCACTCGTGCAGAGCGCGGTCTGAACACAGCCATGCAGTTGCCGCAGCCAGAGCAGCGCAGGCCGGAAGACCTGTTCTGGCAGCAGATGGGCAACCAGTTCACCACTGGTGCCATTGGTGGCGTGGTAGGCAGCAGGCTGGTTGGTGCCAATGCGTTCACCCAGGGAGCATTCAAGAGCCTGTCTCCCGTTGTGCAGCAGGCGTTGCGGTGGACGGCAGGTGTTGGCACCGAGTCCTTTGTCAGCACGGCGCTGACTGACAACCGCCAAGGCAACCCGGCCAATGCGTTTGGTGAGAACGCACCATTTGCGGTGCAGCCAACGGATGACATGGTCTCGGCGCTGGGCAAGTCATTGCTGCCCAATGCCGGGGTCGAGATTGCGTTTGGTCTGGGCGGCCTGGGTGTTGGCAAGGGTCTGAACAACATCACCCGTCGCATCCGGGAAGGGCGTGCTGCGCAGGAAACAGCGAATGCCAGGAACTGGACCAAGGAGAACGGCGTTCAGGCTGAAGCTGATGGCACCCACGACTTCACCCCAGAGGCCAAGGCCGCCACTCCTCCAGAACCAGAGGCCCCTGCGGCTGCCCCTGCACCCAAGGCTGAACCAACCCCTGCACCTGCTGCAGAGCCTGCCGCAGCGCCCCCTACGGCCAAGCAGGCCGAGGAAATGCTGCTTGGTCCTGAAGAGGAGGCCCCGGTCTATGACCCATCACTGCCTGAGGTGGATGTCGCCGTTCAGGCGCTGGACCGGCTGGATGACCAGCGGCTGCAGGAGATGGCAGCAGGTGCTGGCCCTGTCCTGCCGGAGCTGGACCGGACCCTGGGGGATCAGAAGGCCAACTTCCAGGTGCAGGAAGGGTTGGGTGTTGACGGGGTCAGTGCTCCAACTCAGAACCTGGCGAACCCTGCCGTGGCCTATGACGCGCAGTGGCAGCAGCTGCCGAATGACACCTTGTTGTCGTTGGCTGCACCCCAGAACAGCCCACGGTTGTTTGAGAAGGTGCAGGGCCTGACCGGGCGTGAGTTTGAGGAGTTCACTCGCGGGGATGTGATTGATGGCCTGAAGGCATTGCAGGCCGAGGGTCAGACCGTGCTGCCCAGCCGGTTGCAGGAAGGCGTCACGGCGACACCCGTGGGTGAGCTTGGGGTTGACCCGGTGACGTTCCAGTACAAGGCCGGCGTCAACGCCCAGGGCCAACAGAAGGGCAATTCCCTGGAAGGGGTGACCAAGTGGAACACCGACCTTGAGCAGGTCAACGAGGTCTGGACCAGCCCGAAGGATGGCAAGACCTACGTCGTCAACGGTCACAACAGCCTGGCCAAGGCAAAGGAGTTGGGCATCCCGACTGTCCTAACCAAGGAAATCCTTGCTGACACGCCAGAGCAAGCCAGAACCGTTGGAGCCCTGAGCAACATTGCCAAAGGGTCTGGTACTGCGTTTGACGCAGCCAAGGTGATCCGTGAGCTGGGCATTACCGATCCAGCTGGCCTGGAAGCTGCTGGTATCCCCCTGCAGTCGGGCCTGGGTACGCAGGGCCTGGCGCTGAGCAAGCTGCCCGACAACCTGTTTCAGGCAGCAGTCAACGGTGAGCTGCCCCTGGGTCGGGCGTTGGCGTTGGGTGGCAGCGGTTTGGACGCGGAAGCCATGGTCCGGGTCTACCAGCTGATGGAAGGCCGGGACATCACTGAGCGGGGCTTCGCTGAGCTGACTCAGATGGCCAGCACTGCTCCCAAGGTGAAGGCAGACGATGGTCAGACCCGGCTGCCTGGGTTTGACGACTACATCGACACCACGATCATCAAGGCTGAGCTGTCAGCCAAGGTCAGGGCTGACCTGACCAGCAACAAGAACCTGTTCAAGAAGGTCGGGCGTAATAAAAACGCAGCCAAGCTGGCCGAGAAGGGCGGCACCGAGGTCAATCAAAGCCAGGTGCAGGACGCTGCCAGCGTTGCCCAATCGGTCCTGGCTGAGTTTGACCGGACCAAGTACATGGCCGAGACGCCGATCAGTCAGCTGCTGAATGACGGTGCTGCTGAGATTGCTGGTGGTGCCAAGCCTGATGTCATCAAGAAGCGGATCCTGGCCCAGCTGGAGCAGGCCGCTGAAGCAGCGCCACCAACACCCAAGGCACCGGTTGAGGAGCCGGTGCCGGAAGCCCCGGCAGAGCCCGGCCCGTTGCTGCCCGACCAACGCAATGAACTGAAGAAGGCAGTCATCACCCGCGCCATCCAGAACGGTGAGGTGAGACCCAGCGAGGCGCCGCTACCGGAATTGCCGGATCCACCGAGGGATCCATCCAACCCTGAGCTGGCCCTGGAGGACGAGGTGCGTCTGGCGGATCACTACGCCCAACAGGACGCCATTCAGCAACAGGTGGCGCTGGAAGCCCAACGCAAGGCGATTGGGTATGACGACATGCCCCTGGAGGAGAAGAAAGCCAACGGGATGCTGGACACCTGGACAGTCCAGAAGGCTGGCACCCTGGACGAACGTGCCCAGCTGGCCCGTCAGCAGCTGGAGCAGGCCAAGGCCCAGGGCGATGAAGCCGGTGCTGCGGCATGGCAGCAGGAACTGCGGCAGCTGGAGCGCAGTCGAGCGGCCAACGCCATGGATGCCAATGCCACCAGCCAGCAGGACATGTTTGGGGTTGGTCAGTACGACACCAGCACGCCGTTGCTGAGCCAGCCACCCAGCGTTGCTTTGGAGTCCATCCAGCCACCCACCCGCATCTCCCTGGACGACGGCAGTCCTGGTCCATTTGAGGTGGAGGCCGAACTGCGTGAGCGGCGTCAGGCCCGGGCCATGGAGATCATCCAGCGGGTGACTGGCCTGGATGACGGCCTGACTGTCCGGTTTGAGGACCTGTACCTCAAGAAGATCAAGCCCAAGGAATGGGGTGGTGACGGCAAGACCATGACCCGTTCAGGCGGCACTTACAACATCCGGCAAGACACCATGACCTTGCGGGCTGCGCTGCAGGCCACGGACCGCGAATGGGACGAGACAGCCTTCCACGAGTCCTGGCATCGGGTGCAGTACCTGGCCCTGTCGCCCAAGGAGGCTGCGGTGCTGGACAACAACTGGGCCCGACTTAAGACCGCCCTCGCAGCCAACCACGATGCAGGAGGGGGCATTGCTTACGCTGAAACCCAGGCAGTGGCATTCCAGAAGTATGGCGCGGCAAGGCTTAATGGGCAGGACCCGATTAAGGCAATGCTTGGCGGCTACCAGCCAGGGACGACCAAACTTCAGAAGGCGGCAAATGCAATCGCGTCAGCGTTCGATAAGGTTCTGGACTTTGTTGAGAAAGTTCATAATGCGTTCTCCATTGGGACGTTCGATTCAACGCGAGGCATTTTTGAGAGGGCCTACCAAGG